AATGTTGGTGGAACGGGTGGTTCAGGCGTAGTAATTATAAGGTATAAATTTCAATAGGATGATGATAAAATAGAATTATGGCTTCAACAATAAAAGTAGATAACGTACAAAATACCCCAGGCACTAATATAATTAATAAGTGTGGTACAACAATTACTCTGGGTGCAAGTTCAGATACAGTTTCTTTAGCTTCAGGCGCCTCTCAAACAGGTTTCGGAAGAACAGGAACGGTTGATTGGGTTACTACTATTAAAACAAATTCAGATTCTCCTATTACTTCAGAAAGTGGTAAAGGATATTTTTTAAATACTACCGCAGGAATTATTACAATTAATTTACCGACAAGTCCTTCAGCAGGAGATATAGTATCTATTAAAGACTATGCTAGAACCTTTGGTTCCAATGCCGTAACAGTTGGAAGAGGTGGTTCTAATATGGATGGAACAGCAGCCGACGGCACTTTAAGTACTGATGGAACATCGGCTACCTATATTTATATGGATGGTACAAAAGGATGGACCCTTCTTCAAGATGAGAGTCCAGGTGCTGCAGGAGAATCTTATATTAGTGCAACAGGAGGAGATAGTTGTGGCACATCAGGAAATTATAAATGGCATAAATTTACAGGCCCAGGAACATTTTGTGTTTCATCAATTGGTTCAGGCAGTCCCGAATCCGATCAGGTTAGTTATATAGTGGTTGCTGGAGGTGGAGGCGGTGGAGTTGGTAATCCAGCTGGTTACTGTGGAGGCGGTGGAGGAGCAGGAGGATTGAGAGAAGGAAAAAATTCTAATGATCCTTATACGGCAAGTCCTTTAGATTCTGCTACCTCTTTAACCGTAACAGCAACAGGCTATCCTATTACAGTGGGTGGAGGAGGACCTGCACCTAATACGACTCAACAAGGTGGGGATAGTGGTTCAAATTCAGTTTTTTCAACAATTACCTCTACTGGGGGAGGTGGAGGTTCAGGATCATGTGCCAGTTGCCATGGAGCAAAAACAGGTGGATCAGGTGGAGGAGGTGCAAATGCACCCCAACCAAATGGTGCGGCAGGAAATACTCCTCCTTTTAGTCCTCCTCAAGGAAATCCTGGAGGTGATGGTCCTGGTCCTACTAGAGCTAATGCAGGTGGAGGTGGCGGTGGAGCTACTGAAGCAGGGCAAGATTATGCTCCGCCTGAAATAGGAGGTAGAGGAGGAGCAGGAGCAACAAGTTCTATTTCGGCTACACCCACAGCTTATGCTGGTGGTGCAGGTGGATCAGGTGGAGCTACTGCTGGTGCAGCTTCTCCATGTGGAACGGGAGGAATAGGAGCTAACGATGGTACTAATGCGTCGGCAGCAGGCACTATTAACACAGGTGGAGGTGGTGGAGGCGGTCAAACGCCAGGCAATCCAGCTCCTACCAACAATGCAAGTGCTGGTGGTTCAGGAATAGTAATTATAAGGTACAAGTACCAATAATGAGTGAAGTCAAAGTAAATAAAATTAGTCCAAGAACAGCATGTGGAACTGTTACATTAGGAGATAGTGGAGATACATTCACCATTCCTTCTGGTGCAACAATTACCAACGCTGGAACGGCATCAGGATTTGGTGCAACAGGAGAAACTTCCTGGGACACAACAGTTAAAACAACAGGAACTTTTACAGCTACGGCTGGAGTAGGTTATTTTTTAAATACAACAGGTGGAATTATAACCGTTAATTTACCAGCAGGTGCTGCTGGAAGTTCAGTAGCCCTGGCAGATTACGCAGGAACTTGGCAAACAAATAATGTTACAGTTTCACCGAACGGATCAGAAAAAATAGGTGGAATAAATGTAGACGTAACTTTAAGTACCGAAGGACAATCTGTTACTTTTGTCTATATTGATGGAACCCAAGGTTGGGTAAATGTTTTAGATTCAACTTCTAATGTTAGGGGTAATGCTTATATGACAGCCACGGTAAGTGGAGCCTGTAATACTTTAGCGACAGCACCAGATTGTGCCAATGCGAAAATAGCAACTTTTTTAGGACCAGGAACATTTTGTGTATCAGCGGCCGCAGTTTGTGCAGCAAATAATCTAGTTTCTTATATGGTAGTAGCAGGAGGAGGAGGAGGAAGTGCTGGTTGTTCAGGAGGTGGAGGCGGAGCTGGTGGTTTTAGAGAGTATGAAAGTCCAGTTACACCTTACACATCAAGTCCATTAGATGGCAATCCAGGTGGAACAGCAATTACAGTTTCAGCAACACCCTATCCAATAGTAGTAGGGGCAGGTGGTGCCGGTGGACCAGGAACTACAAAAGGACTTAATGGTTCTGTTTCAACTTTTTCAACAATATGTTCTGCTGGTGGTGGAGCCGGTGGAGTGGGAAATAATGCTCCTCCAGTTAGAGACGGAGCAGATGGTGGATCAGGTGGTGGTGGTGGACATACAGCCGCTCCTGGCGGAACTGGTAATACTCCTCCCGTTAGTCCTGCTCAAGGAAAAAATGGAGCGAATAGTGTTCCTGGTGGAGGTGGTGCACCAGGCGATGCAGGTGGTGGTGGTGGCGGAGCAACTGTTGCAGGTACTTGTGGATCTACTAATCAAACAGGTGGTGCAGGAGCAACAACTTCAATTTCAGCAACTCCAACAGCTTATGCAGGTGGTGGTGGTGGAAGTAGTTTAAGTGGTGGTAGTGCACCACAGGTAGCAGGTGGAGCTGGTGGTGGTGGAAATGGTAGTCTAAGTGGAGCTCCAGGAACTGAGGGAACTACTAATACTGGAGGTGGAGGAGGTGCTGCTTCGAATAGTACAACTGGAGGCGCCGGTGGTTCAGGAATAGTAATAATAAGGTACAAATTTCAATAATTAATATGGATTTACAATTTAAATTAAGTATAATATAAGGAGAAACATTATGGCACACTTTGCAAAACTAGGAGCAAACTCAAAAGTTATTCAAGTATTAACATTGAATAATGGAGATATGTTGAACGCTGATGGCGTTGAAGATGAAACAGTAGGACAACAATATTTAGAACGACACAATAACTGGCCTGCTCAAATGTGGATTCAAACATCTTACAATACTCACGGTGGAAAACATAATTCAGGTGATGATTCTAAAGCATTAAGAGGAAACTACGCAGGTATAGGTATGATTTGGGATGAAGATAATAATATATTTTATCCTAAAAAACCTTATGCAAGTTGGGTTATTGATGTTCCTACAGCTACTTGGAAATCTCCAATTGGAGATGCTCCGGCTTTAACGCCTGAACAACAAGCTCAAAATGAAGCTGATACTCATCGTTGGGGTTATTCTTGGAATGAAGATGGTCAATCTTGGGATCTATCAGACGCTAAATCATAATTAAATTGACATTTTTATACCTTCCTTTATAAAAGGAATTGGTATGCAAAAGAAAGTATTATCAGAAATAGGACTCTATTACGGTGATGTGGCAATGCCGAAAGGTTTTGAAATAGATCGAGACAAACTTCAAAAAGACATTTTATCCTCAATCATTAATAATAAAAAATTTCCCTATTCAAGAGAATGGGATAAACTTAATACCTATGTGCGAGAGCATATAAAGGTAGAGCACGGTTTTACTTTAGTGAATAAAGAAACGTGGGGAAATGTTTATAAGCCCAAAGAAATTTCTATTCCTTTGCTTAACATAGATCCAGTCGACCTTAGAAATTCTCCTGATTATATAATGTTATATGGGGTGAATGTTAAAGACTGTAGCGTTAGAATTCACTATGATGATAATAGAAGAGCAGGAAGAAGTTGGGATATACCTTTAAAAAATAATCAATTTATTATGTTCCCGTCTATGCAAATGTATTACATCACCAACAATCAAAAAGATTCCCTTAACTCTATTTTAACTATTACTCATGAATTTGTCTAATTATTTTTGGTATTTTAAATCTGCACTAACGCCTAGATTTTGTGATGATGTTATTAAATATGCTTTAGAACAACAAGACAGTATTGCTAGAACTGGAGGATTTGACAAACCAAAATTATCAAAAGAGGAGGTTAAAAATATTCAAAGAAAAAGAAGGTCAGATTTAGTGTGGATGAATGATACTTGGATATATAAAGAACTACATCCTTATGTTCATGAAGCTAACAGAAGAGCAGGTTGGAATTTTGACTGGGATCGAAGTGAGTCTTGTCAATTTACAAAATATAAAGAAGGTCAATATTATGATTGGCATTGTGACAGCTGGGATAAACCCTATGAACGAAAAAATAAAAACGATCCTGATAATGGTAAAATTAGAAAGCTGTCTATGACTTGTCAGCTCACCGACGGTTCAGAATATAAAGGCGGTGAACTAGAATTTGATTTTAGAAACTATGAACCTCATCAAAGAGAGGAAGATAAACACTTAAGAAAAGCAACGGAAATATTACCTCAAGGAAGTATTATTGTTTTTCCTAGTTTTCTTTGGCATAGAGTTAAACCAATAACGAGAGGAACGCGATATTCACTTGTCTTATGGCATTTAGGATATCCATTTAAATAATGT